GCCAGCCGAGCGGTCCTTGCTGTAGGAGCCAAAGAGGGCCGCAGCCTTCTCATCGAAATAGAGTGAGCGAAGTTGGTCAGGTAGACCAGCATAAAGCGCTGCCGCCAGCTTAAACTGACTCGAAGGCTGACCATCTTTCGGAGGGACTGCATTTACGGTTCCATCAATGAGAGCCTTGAGGTTGGTGTTAGCGAGGTCACTGCGGCCAGAGCGCCCCGTGATGTCCGTGATGGACTTGATGGCCTGCTGCACCTGAGGGAGCTGTGAAGGGTCCCCTGCCGATGCGCTGCTGGCTACCTGCATGAGGGTGTTCACGTCAGGCTGCTGTGCCGTGTCCAGAGCCCCCTGAGCGGTCTTCTTATCGAGCGCCCATGCCGTACCATTGCCAACCGCCTGGACCGCCTGCGCATCCCCTTGAGCCTTGTCAGCGATGCCCTGCAAGCGCCGGTACTCGCCCAAGGCAGCGCTGGCAGTCTTGAACTGATTCAGCGGACCAATGCGGTTCACGAAGTCCTGGATGTCAGGCTCCTTCCCGTTACTAGCTGCATCCTCATCGGCAACAGTCTTCTTGAAGAAGTCCGTCTGCTGCCCCTGCTCAATGCGCTGGTTCTGCTCTTCGGTAGCCCGATGCTGGAGGCGTGTGGCCTCCGTCTGAATCTTCGGGTTCATCTGCTGCAACGTCAGGCCCGTGGTGGGGTCTTTGAATTGGCTGAAGAGGTCGAAGAGTTCGGGACGGCCTCCCGCCTGGGTAGACAAGTTGTTGATCTTGTCCAGTAGCATGTCAGCCATCTCAGGGCGGGTCATCATGCCCATCTGACCACGCATCGGTTCCAGGACCTTCTGGACACCATCCCACATCTGGGAGAGCGGCTTGCTGGGGTCCAGCACGCCATCAGCCACAGCAGAGAGATTCCCTACTGCGGTCTCCTTCAGGCGCTGGAGCTGGACCTGAGCGTAGTCCTGGCGAACATGGTCAGCCGTAGTGGCCACGCTCTTGGACACTTGATCTACGATAGCCGGGTCCGTGATGCCTGCCGTGTGGCTCGCTACCTGCTCATGCAGGAACTGCTCAGGGTCGAAGCCATCGGTGTTCTTATGCTGCGCATAGGCGCTCAGGATGTCCGTCTGGACCTGATTGCCAATCTTCGCGCCCACCGAGTTGCGGTAACCAGCGGCAAACGTATCGCTAAACGCTGGGTCAATCTTCAGGTTGTCAGGAGGTGGCGGAACCTTGATCCCACCAGTCTGTGCGTCAGTTAGACCAGCGTCAGCCAGTTGTCCCTGAGCGGTGCCCTCCTTGAATGCCGCAGTGGCATCCTTCTGGTTCTGAAGGTTGACGTACTGATTCAGCGCTGGGTTGAAGCTCTTGAGACCCTCAATGAACCCGTTAAGTGCTGTGTCCTGGCTGGGCGCTGCGTAGGTGTCCACCACCCGCTCCTGGGGTTGGAAGAGAACCTGACGTTGGCCAGGGCCTCCTGCCGGTCGTGCTGTGATGGACTGCGGGTTATTAGGTGGCATTCCTATCCTCAGATAGAGTTACGTGGTGGAGTTGTACTGCGGGATGCTTCCAGAAGCACGAAGCTTCGCACCCTGAAGAGAGCTGTACGATGACAGCGAAGAGCCCACAATCTGGAGGCCAGTACCAATCAGGCTTGGCTGCTGGATGCTCGCATCCCTTGTAGCCGCCTGTGCGTAGCTTCCGGTTGCCTGCTCTGCTAGCTGACGTTGAGCTGAGGATGCGTTCTGCTGCATTGCTGCGATGTCCTGGCCAGCATTGAAGTTCGCTTCGTTGGTCACGCGGTCATTGCTGCCACCGCCGTTGGTCCCTGAGTCATTCGCAAGGGACTGGAGGTGTCCCGTTTCGATCATCGCCTGGCGAGCCCGCTCAGACATCTGTTCGGCTGCCTGCTGGGACTCCTGAGTTTGCTGGTTGCGAATTTGACCCACTGAAGCGTCATAGGCCTGCTGCGTGGCGTTAGTCTGCCTACGCGCTGCTTCGCTGCCCTGCACATACGTAGCCACTGCGCCAGCAGCGCTCGCTGCCATACTGGCTACAGTCAGCGCGGTAAGTGTGCTGATTGTTGCTGGTTCACACATGGCGTTCCCTGTGAAAGAAAATGAATGGAGCTTTGTGGGCTCCGTACTGAGGAACCATCTCACCAAGAGTGAAGCCCAAAGCGCGGAGCCAAGCGATGGAACGGGTGTTCTCCGCGTGGACGAAGTTGAACAGCATCGGGTAACGCGGGAGAATCTCAGCGACCCACTTCCGGCCATCCTTAACGAGAGCCTTGGTGTGCTGGTAGACCTCAGGGGTGGCCACCATCCAGGGGCTCCCCATGCCATCCACCGTGGTCACCCCGTAGATGCCGAAGGGTTCTCCAGAGTCACCCACGGCCACCCACGCCTCATCGGACATCTCAAGTGAGCGCAGCATCACGCCCACCGTAGGGTCACCTGAGGACAGCTCAATCTCCACACGGTCCTGCTTGCGGAGCTTCGGAAAGAGAACGTGACAGTCCGCTTCAGTTGCCTGGCGGATAATCACACGCGCCTCCCGAAGGTGACGAACTCAGCATCCCAGCCCGCGGACTGGAAGATGGACGGAAGATACGAGTCATTGATGACCTCAATCCGAGCGCCCTCATTCGCGGTCATAACGGGGAACTTGAAGGTCCCTGACTCGATTGAGGGGACACCGAGAGTTGCTGAGCTGGTCCCTAGCGTGTGGCCACTGAATACATACGTGTACGTGTCGCGGGCCTTCGGCTGCACCTCCGTGCGGAAGTAGCCAGTCTTTGTGTAGTCGAGATAGAAGCGGCGCAGCTTGAGCTTGCCGTTCGTCATCGCCACCTGGTTCTGGTCCTTCGCGTACTGCTCCGAAAACACATAACGCATCGAGTAGTCCTGACCGAAGAACACAGGCCCAGCGGTCCAGTTACCCGGAGCTGTCACCGTGTATCCGCCGTTAGCAGTGAACGCAATCTTCTTCCCAACCTTTCCAGTGAAGGCAGGGCCAGCTACCATTGAATACCCTGAAGCTGCAACCGCGAAGGGAAGCGTGAAGGTCGTCAGGTTACTAGTGGAGTCGTAGGACCCACTCACATACACCCGATGGTCCAGATGAACGATGAAGCCAATGCCCGCATCAGAGAGGTCTGTCTGGAGGTCCATCGTTTCCAGGTACGTCCCATCAGCCCTGTTCAGGATGAAGTAGCACTTGTTATTGATGAACTCCGCGCCCAGCACTGAGGTGCCAGAGTCGAACACGAATTTGAACCACGCGCTCTGCTGCTTCTGATTCCCAGACCAGAAGAACTTGTACACGTAGACCGCATTAGGCTCATCCCTGCATAGCGCAAAGATGACATCCTCAGATGAACTTGCAGCCAGGCTGTAGAGGTTCGCAGGGATGTACGTGGGTACATGAGCGGTCACATCCGTTGCATCGTTGGTGAGCGTGGTGGCGTCCACGTAGTACTCACGAACCCCCGTATGGGAGCCCACCGTTACACCGAAGTACACCGCCTGGCCCAGCCCTACAGGACGCGCTGCGGTCCCGCTATCAAACTCCGTGGCCACATCAGCCTTGACCGTCTTGGGGCTCATCAGCTCCTGACCGCCCGTGAGCTGGAACTGGGTCTGATCGGAGAACAGCAGGAGGCTCTTATCGAACGGGACCGCGTACTTCAGGATGGAAACCTTGTTGGTCCCAACGTTGGTGTCAATAGGGTCCGTGTCGATTACCGCTGTGGCTGACTTGCCCCAGAAGTTGTAATACTCACCAGCGCGCGACATGCACACGTTCTCGTCAGCCAGGAAACCCAGCCGACCACGGTAGTAGAAGATGTCTGCGATGTTCCGGTTCAGGAACGAAGGTGCAGGGTTGGTGGTGCTATCCCCAACCTTGCGGGACTCCCACGACACCTCTTGAAACACGAAGGTCCCATCAGCCTGCCGGATGAGTTGATGCGGCATGGTTGCAGCATTGAAGCCGTTAGACAGCCCAGGCTTGACTGCTTCCACCCATGAGCTGCCCTTGAACTCCACGTAGTAGCTGCTGGTGCCATCTGTGGGGGTCCCAACAATCTCCAGCGTGTAACCAGTGACGAACGAAGGGGGCAGCCTGGAGAAGGTCTGAACCGGGTTATACAGGTCAACAATGAGCGTGTTGCCGTAGGTATCTGAGCTGGAGGCAGAGCTGATTGCACCAGCGCTCTTGACCACCTGAACAAGCCCTGCAATGGGGCTGTTAGCGGTCACCGTGTAGCCACCACCCAGAGCGGTCTGGAGGGCCGTAGCGATGCCTGTAGCTACCGTGCCGGTATCGTTAGAGGTGTCCCCACGGATACCGTACTGCGCGCTCGTCCCATCCACCGTGATGGTGATGAAGGTGTTCGCCTGGAAGCTGTTGACGTAGAACCACGCCACATTAGCGGGGTTCGCAGCGGTGGCTGCTGTGGGCTGCACGGGGATGGACGTGTTCAGCACGAACGTATAGTCCGCCACCGTGACCATCCGATGTTCAGTACTGGGAGATGCTGATGCAAGGTAACCAGCCCCGTTAGGGAAACTCACGGTGCGCGGTGAGCCATCCAGAAGGCTGTACACCTGGATACCGCCATTGGTCCCAAAGACCACATAGCGCTCAGTCGTGGAGCGGTTGATGATGTGGACCGCTGCGTTGCTGATAGTGGAGCGAGTGAGAAGCGCCAAGTAAGACAGCGGGGGCCGCTTGCGGAGTCCAGTAGCGATGGACGGATAGGCGTTCTCACTGAGTTCAGCCTGGGTGTCGTGGCGAAGCGTAGGGGGCTGCTGGCTGACACCGTTGAACAGGCTGGGGATACTCTTGTTGATGAGCATTAATACAGGAGGGCCGTATCGGGGCGTTCCCACGCGCTGACTACGCTGTAGCTGTCGTAGAACATGTTGTAGTCCCCGTTGTCGCCCTCAGCATCCTTGAGGGCCGTGAGGGCCTTCATCTCGTCAGCCTCAGTGAGCTTGTCGATGGTGTCTGAGGTGAATGCAGTGGCCTGGAAGGACCGAGCTGCGCAGATAGCGATGTACTGGCGAGCCGTTTGCGGAAGCTCATCCCAGTCAAGGAAGAAGACCAAATCAGCACACAGGTCCCGGTCCCAGATGTAGGTGTGGTTCTTCTTGTCATACAGGCTCTGACCACGCTGAGCCGCCTGAGCATCACTCACGCGGCGGTCAATAGATGCCTTCAGAGCATTCGTGGGGAGCGTGATGGTGCCATCGGAGGCGCGCATCAGGGGGAACTTGTGTTCCGTGTTGAAGGCCCAGCCCGTGGACTGAACGGTACGGCTTAGTTCCGTGAGCTTGGCTCGTGCTGCTGCAACGTCAGCCAGCCCAGAGTTCGTGATGGTGTTGACAGGAGACTCTCCGATAGCAGCCAGGCACATATTGACTGCTTCGAGTTCCGTCATAAATGCGGAGGCCATTGGGGAATCCTCTATGGGTAAACAAAAAAGGGGAGCCCTCCGGTTAAAGAGAACTCCCCTAGGGTTACTACGTGAATTACGTGGTCGTCAGCAGCTCAACCGCGCATTCCGGACGAAGCGAGCCGTGGCCCACTGCGTACTTGCTCACGATCAACGTGCCTTGACGGCGGATGTCGTATTGCATTTCCTGAGCGAGGTCCAGGAGCTTCACCGTGCCCACAGCTTCCTTCGTCGTGACCACGCAAGCGGTCTTCGAGAAGTCACCTTGGTAGGCAGTCGGACCCGTGGTGACGTTGGTGTTCGGGAGGTGGTTCGTCTTCTGGATGTAAGCCCCACCAATCTGGAGAATCTTGCCATCCTTGTAGTCGCCGTTGCCCGAAGTCCAGTCACGGTTCAGGAGAGCCGTCGATTGAGCCAGGAGGTAGTACTGAGCCGGGCGAACGAACGCGTTCTTCTGCGAGGTCTCCGGGATGTCCTTCTCATCGAACGTTTGGACAGCCGAGTAGATACCCGCTGCCAGGTCCGTGGCCGAGGTCTTGTACAGCGTGGTAGCCGAGGTGAGCTGCGTGCCACCGTTAGCGCCCGTTACGGTTGCCGAGAGGCGAGCCGTGAGAGCCATGACCTGGAGAACGTTCTTGTCCCAGTTCGCTGCGAGAGCGCGGCCCGTTTCAGCCGAGTAACTCGAGCGGTAATCGTAGTGGTTCTTCGCTTCGTCAATGTTCGCGATGAACGCATCTGCAATCAGCAGGTCGTCAATCGTGATAACACGTTCGTTCACGTTCGAAGCTTGGCCAACGATTTCCGTACCCGGAGTGTGGTAGCGAGCGTTCACGCGCCACGTTGCCGGGAACTGAGCCGACTTGCCCGAGCTGATGGTACGAACCGTATGCAGCGGCATCACGATGTTGTTCTGCTCGAAGGCGGTCAGAACTTCACCGCCATAGACCTTCAGGAAAAGAGCATCGGTAGCGCCAGCGCCGTTGGCCTGACCAGGACGAATGACTGTTGCGTCTGACATTTGGTAAATCCTTACTTGAGTGAAGAGCGGCCAGAGGGTGGCCTTGGAGGGTTCACTTCAGAGCTACAGCAGAGCTTCGGACGTGTGCATGGTTGTCTCCCCTCAGGGAGGCCAAGTGTTCCTTGCTAGGTGTGCTTGAGATGGTAATGCGGTTAAGCGTTGGTGCGCGTTGCAGGCTGAGCCTGATTCAGCTCAACCAGGGTTCCAGTAGCGTCGCGCCACAGGAGGCCCATGCGAATTGCTTCTGCTACAGGGATGGTCTCGTTACCGTACAGGATGGACGTGCCGTGATCCAGTGAGGCGTTAGTCAGGTCCATCTTGTTGGTCCCAATGGGACGTGCGGTAGCGATGAGGGTGCCACTAGCGTTGACCGTAGCACCCTTCATGTGGAGGAAGCCCATGATTAGAAGGCCGTAGTGGCTGCAAGCTTGGCTTCGACCTTAGCGCGGAATGCAGGGTCCTTGCCGTAGCGCGGGTCCTTCATGTCCGTGGTCATCTCGGCGCGCGATGCATAGCCAGGTGCGTTACCGCTGCCAGGCTTGCCACCCAGTAGACCAGGTTCGCGGCCATTAGCGGCTTCGTAGCGGGCACGAAGGCCAGCCACAGCGAGCTTCATCTGGTCCACACTGCCACCAGTTACAGCAGCGTCATAGGCAGCAATCTCACCAGGCGTGAGGCCAGTAGCAGCCCACTTCACCATCTGTTCGAACTGCTCCTTACCGCCTGCTGCTTCGAAGCCTTGAGCCTGCACCTGAGCTGCGAGAGCTTGCTGACCTGAGATGTACGCATCGACCATCGGCTTGGGAATGCCAGCGGCTTCCAGCTTCTGATACGAGTCTTCCGAGAGGGCTCCGCTATTTTGGAACTCCTGACTAAATGCGTTGATGTCCAGGCCCTTACCAGCGAGGGCAGCCGCAGCCTCATCTTGATTTTGCGATGCATCTGCACTAGCCTGCTGGCTATCAGCAGGTTTCGCAGCGGCGGCATCCTTACCTTGAGATTGCTTCTGCTCCAGTTCCTTGTAGGACTGAGCCCATGCTGCCGTGTCAATAACACCAGTCTCAGCATTCCAGAACTTCTCCGGGACATGCTCAGGACGAACCGGAGCCTCAGGCGTTACCGCTGCTGGGTTCGCTGCGTCAAACTTTGCAGCCATCGCTGCATCATGTTCAGGCGTACCGGGCTGCGGAGTTGCTGCGGCCTGGTCGGCTGCTGCGTTTGCCTTATCGCTCATCAGTGGTCCATCCGGTGGGCATCGTGGGAATCCAGCTTGTGGCCCTTCTTGACCACAGCCTGTTCAACCGGTTGGGGCTTACTGCCCTTCTGCGGCTTTGCTTCAGGTGCCTTCGTTTCGGCTGTTGCTGCCGGGATAGCGTCTGCCATTACTGTCCTTGTGGGGCTGCTTGCTGCGCGCCCTGCATGTGTTGTTTTGCCAGGCCGCCCATCTGATTGACTGCGTTAGGGCCGAGGGTCTGAAGCATGTTCTGCATCTGAGCCTGCTGCTCTGCGGCTGCAATCTGTTCATCCGTCTTGATGAGGCCATTCATGTCGATACCGAGCGATGCACCGGTACGCTTGATGAGGTCACCCATGTTGACGTATGTGGGGGCTACTTGAGGACCAAGCTGTTCAAGCGAGGTCATGAATTGCTGGAGCTTCGTGAGGTCGTTACCACGCCCAATGGCTTCAATGCCTGTGGTGATGGCTGGCTTAATGGTCCCTGCTGGCAGCGTTGGGAGTTTCCCCTGGCGCTCCATCTGGAACATCACCCGCTGTACGAGTGGTAGCTGGAACTCCTGGCTGAGTGTCGAGTAGACACCGCCCAGAGAACTCTCCAGCTCATTGGCCATGTAACGAATCTCTTCCGCAGTGACCCGCTCACCATCCCGCTGGATAGCAGTGTTGAGCAAGAATGCGAATGAAAGCTCTTGAGTGATGGTGTCGCAAGTCTGCTTCGCTACTGCAAAGTCAGCCTGCTTCTGCATCTGAAGGACCGTGACATCTTCGGCATTACCTTCCTTCACCGATCCTGATTCGCTCTCAGTGAGAACACGGAGCTTCGTGGTGGAGTTCGGCTTGACCAGGAAGAGAACCTTAGCGGCTGCTGCGGACCCCTGCACGATGGCCTTACGGAGAGCGTTCAGGGACTGAATATCACCCAGATACTCTTCGACAAAGCCACGGCCATAGTCTTCCCCATCCACTGCGATAAACCGCAAAGGAATCCAGGGGGACTTGCCCAGAGGGTACGAGCCACGGGAATCAGGTAGTTCGATACCGTTGGCCTCTTGGCACACTTCCCAGTTCGTGAGAGTGCGCTTGATGCACGTGTAGACTTCAATGATGTCCGCGTTGTCATCGTTGGTCTTGTTCGCCAGGACAGCCGCCCGGATATTCTCCGGGAGTTCCATAGGCGATACATTCTCCTTCGTGATAATCTCCAGCACGTTCCCCATCGGGTCCCGCTTGACCACGTAGCGGTCCAGTCGGAATACCTTCATGCCACCCTCAGGTGCCAGGAAGAAGAGAACATTGCCGGTCACCAGCAGGAGCTTGAGACCTTCGAATGCAGAGGTGCGGATAGTACTTGTTTCGATGGTGCTCATCACTGAGCGTTCCATACTGCTCAATGCATCTTCAACCTGAGCCCGCATTCCCTTCTGGCCTGTGAGCTTCACCAGCATCACGTCATCGACCACTAGGCGAAAGAACGGTGAGTTAGGCGGAAGCAGAGCGAGAAGGAGCTTGGCTGCGAGGTTGTTGACGCCACGAGCGCCTAAGGACTGGTACGGGGTGCGGAACTTCGTGGCACTCGTGGAGCCCTCAGGGGGAAGCAAGGTGGGGATGGTCAGCCTAGCGCAGTCACGTCCACGTTCCAGGAACGCGTACCGGTCACCGCTCAGTTTGTCATAGCGTCCCCGGAGACTGCCGTCAGCTTCGCTCATCCTTGCGGAATGGTGAGGCCGTTAGCGGCTGATGCTGCTGGAGCGGGCTGGGTCAGGTCAATACGAAGCGCATTACGCCCAGTCGAAGCTGCCCGTGCGCCACCTACAGTTGAACTGTTGGGGGTGCTATCAGGGTTCGCCATCGGATTGGGGGACTGTGCTGGTGCAACCGTCTGTTGCTTCGGACCACTAGGAGCGGACATGCACATGGGAAGGTAACCTCAGGAGGGGTCGTTAGCCTCTGCATACTTCGCATACAGGACTTCGACTAAGCGGCGCTCTCCGACCTTTATCCAGAGTTCCGCTGGGGAATCTTTAGGGTCGGGGAGGCTAAGGGGGTACAGCTCATCAAGCGCCTTCAGGAGGTCAAGCGTGATGAGGCTGCCAATGCGGAGGGAGAGTGAATCGGACATTACGCCTCAGTATCATTAAGACATTGCAAAATTGGCGTAGAGCGAGAGTGGGTTTTTAGAACTGCGAAAGCCGGAAAACCTTACTGCTATTGGTTCCCCGGCTTCCCCTCAGTCTTCCAAAAGTCCATCCTGAATGAACTGCTTGTACAGCTCAATCGAATGGATGGCCTTGTCCAGGTCTTCCAGGCGCTTGGCCTTATCGCCCTTCTTGCGGGTGATGTACTTGATAGCCGTATGGGCACAGGCGTTGAGCCCATTGGCCACTGAGTACTCCATCGGCTGAATCTTCAGGCCCTTGTAGTGAGCCCCGCCGATTTGCCGCTGGAGTGCGTCCACCATCGGCTGAAGGACTTCCTGCTGAAGAGCCGCCTCCTGCTCCTGAATCTCCCGCTTGAACGCGAGATACTCGGTTGCTGTCGGCGCTGGATTGACGAACTCAATCGGCTTCCACTTGGGCAGCACAGAACCTCCACGGGTTTCCGAGCTGGTACATCCCCAGCAAACATTCGGGATGTCATCCAGCGAACGGGCTTGTGTGTGGTTCGCACAGGTGTTGCAGTCTCGTTCTTGGCTCAAGCTTGGTCCTTGTAATCAACACATTTGCCGGGAGTGGTGAACCACTGGACAATCTCACGTTCCTGCTTGATGCACCACACGGCCCCATTGCTGAGGTTCAGCTTCCCGTGGGTGCAGTCCAGACAGGTCTTGCTGTTCTTTACTGCGGTTTCCAAAGAATCACTTCCTGTTTCTTGAAGTCATAATCACTAGCGCGGCAGATGCGCGCCAGCCGCGCCTGAAGCAATGCGTCCTCTTCAGTCAGCCCCTTCTTCGCGTAGGTGGCCACGATGGATTCCCATGCGCCCTCCACGTCAAAGCTGCTGTCATGCTTGGTCTCGTGGCAGTGCGCCTCCAGAATCGGCTCAGCCTTCTTAGGACCAATCCCAGGGCATCCCTTGTATCCATCAGTGGTGTCACCGATGAGAGCCTGGTAGAGGTGGAAGTAGTTGGCGTGATGTTCATCAATGAGGCGCGGCTTCGGGTCCTTAGCAGGGTTCCAGAGCCATCCGGGGATGGTCTGCATATCCTTGTCTTCGGACACGATGATTCGCTTGCCGGGGACCAGTGTGGGATGCGTGGAGAGGATGCCCATGATGTCGTCTGCTTCCATCGTGGGCTTGCGATAGCTGCGGTACTTCTCAGCGAGGTAGTCCTTACAGGCACTGAGGTAGACCGGGCGCTTCGAGTAGTCGCGGTTCGCCTTGTACTCCGGGTAGATACCAATGCGCCAACCTTCTTCGGTGGGACATGACAGACAGATGATGAGGTCATCCGCCTTGGTCGTTTCCAGGTACTCAGCCATCAATACATCAAGACGTGGGGCTGTCTCTTCCCAGTCTTCTAACTGAATGCATTCGGTGACTGCGCCTGTCTCTTCGTTTTCGAACTTGAAGACCTTCTGTGCCGTGGAGGCAATCTTGAAGGCCACAATGTCCGCGTCAATCAGCAGCGTTGTGGTCAAAGCTCGAAGGTCTCGCCATCTTCGCAGTCAAAGTCGTAGGACCAGTCCTCACGCTCAACGGCATCCTCAGCTTCCTCTTTGGTCTCCGCTTCAACCATCTGCCTGCGGCTGCATCGGCCCCATTGGACCACTTCAAAGATGGGCAACTCGCTCTCCCTGGTTGAACTCCATGAACTCAATCGGCACATACAGGTAGAACCCTGCGAACCGTTCCGAGAAGCGGGACCAGCGGCGCATCGAGCGGTCAAACTGCTGCTGGTCTTCACAGTGGCTGAGGGTGAACCGCTGGTGCATCATGTCGTTCGTGAATGCCAGCGTCTGTTGGAACTGGCCGTTGCCCAGATACCAGCACTGGCAGATGCCAAAGTCGTGATGCCTTGCACGCTCTTCAGGGTCCAGCCCGGGAGCCAGAACGATGACCTGAACGGGAGGCTTTACCGGAGCATTCCAGTCCTCACCGAACGGGTCAGTGGACTCGTGAATCTCATACACATGCTCCACTTCACCGCCAGCTCCAGCGTACTCAGCAGCGATGATAGGGTTCACATGCAGGACCCCGAAGGCTGTCTGAAGCTTGCTCTCGATGTCTTCCGAGTACGGCACGAACACATCAATGTCCTTGACCGCACGGCCCAGCAAGTGGTCACGTACAGCGCCCCCCGCGATGAGGCCCTTAACGCCAACCGCCTGGAGCTTCTTCAGTACATCGTCAAACTGTTGAATTAGATTCATTGCATAGCCTTCTTCAGGACAGATTGCGTACTCCCCCAGGCAACCAGCGCTTCCCTTGCGAGGGCGCAGCGTTGACTGATGGTTAGGGGAGAGCCGTTGAGATGGGTAGCGACTCCTGCCAGGGTGAGCTGACGGTGAGCCTCCAGGAGTTCAGCCGTGTGGAACTCCATGAGTTGGGCGTGGGTCATTTGCATGGGCGGTACTGCCAAGTCATGTGGCAGTCATGCCACCAGCTCCAGTCAGAGCCTCTGCGTTCCACAACTTCCAGCCAGCGACACTCGCCGGTTCCTACGCGAACCGGAAACAATGCGAAGTGTCGATGCCACTGCTCCAGGCGATGGCGCTCTTCCCGCTGCTTCCAGTACCTGCTACGCTCTTTTTCCTCTTTGGATGGTCCGCAGTTAAGTTTCACTTCGGGTCCTTTTGAAAATCCTCAATGCGGCCCTTGTCGGCGTTGCATGAGTTCAGTTGGTTGTCGTATGCCTTGATGCAGTCCACCAGGTCCCCGTTAGTGGCCAGCCTGCACACCGCTGCTTGCGTTCGCGCTGTCAGGGACTTGGGGATTTGCACCGTCTTGGTCTCGGTGGCAATCTGGGCTACGGACTGCGGTGCGCTCGCACAGGCTGAGAACAACACTGGCAGGCACAGGCTCAGAAGCCCACGCTTGGACCACAGGGCTGCTCGCTGCGAGGGCTTCACGCTGGCGCTTGAACGCTGCGTTGTCTTTGTGGATTGCTTGCTCACTTGCTTGCTTCTCCTGAGTGATGGTGTCCAGTTGGTCCAGCTTCTTCACGGCCACTTCAGTGGCACTCGTAGCCTTCGCTGCGTCGGCCTTCAGGGTCACGTTGGTTGCCTGGAGCTGCCCGTTCTGCTTCACCGTCGATGTGAATGTGTGGACCGCGAAGTAACCTGCGGCACAAATGAAAAGGGCCACCGCGATTCCGATGGCCCACTTGAGGATGCTGCTTGATAGTCCGAACATTAGAAGACCCTTTTGATTGCCCGCCCGATGAGTTCAGGAATGAGCGGGACTACTGCGTTCCCGCACTGCTTAAGTCTGTCCATCCCACGGGAAACCCCATCGCCCATTCGTAGATACTCGGAATGGTTTGACCACGAAGGCCCGACTTGTACGCCAAGGTCGCCAAGCTGGGCGAGTGACGTGCGAGCTGCGATGGGTAGGGAATCCCCGCTGAGGATAGGTCCCGATAGTCCCGCGCTGCTGGGGTAGGCAATGATCCAGATGCGGTCCCTTTGGTGAGGTGCGCCAACGTGGGAAGCGGGGATGCAATGCCACTCCGCGTCATACCCGAGCGCAAAGAGGCTCCTGAGGATGTCTCCCAGTCCACGAGAGCGAAGGACGCTGACGTTTTCCGCGATGACAATCTGCGGCTGGAACTCTGCGATGAGCCGGTGGAACTCCCACCAGAGTCCGCTTCGTTCCCCTGCAAGACCAGCTCCGCGCCCTGCAAGTGAGATGTCCTGACAGGGGAATCCCCCGCAGATTGCGTTGATGCCTGTGATTCCATCTGACTCCAGAAGTGATTTGGTTACGGAGCGGACATCGGTGTAGCGTGGCACGTCAGGCCAGTGCTTTGCCAGCACTGCGCGCGCCTTCTCGTCCATCTCACAGAACGCAGCGGTCTCGATGCCTGCCCGCTCCAGTCCCAGCGCGAATCCACCGATGCCACTGAAGAGGTCCAAGCATCGGAGCCGCATCAGTGAACCTCCAGGAAAGCCTTACCCTTGCGCGTAGCGAACCACTTGCGCCCGAACTTGCCGCGCTCCTGCTCAGTCGTGATGAGGCCCATTGAAGCGGCCATGCTCACGTACCCGGCGTTGACTCTCGCGTAATCGCACTGAAGCGAGAAGCCCCCGTTCTGTGCGCGATGGATGACGTCAATGAGCCGCAAATTCTCGGACCCATCTACATCCTGTTGAGGGCTTGCGCCCGAACTGCGCAGCGAGAGCCGAGCCACTACACTGCGTAGCGCTCCAGTAATCCCTTGCTGCATCTTTGATAGAGACATAGCGAGTCCTGTTGGTTAATGTCGTGTGGTCCCGCTCAGGGATACACTGAAGATGCTTGACGTTGAAGCAAGCTCGATTGCTACATAGATGGTCAATCTCATGGCCAGCCGGAATGGGGCCGTGGAAGTGCTGCCAGATGGTCCGGTGAAACATCTCCAGACCTCCAGCAGAGTTCTTCCTTAAGTATCCATCCTGGTTAAGCGCATGAGACAGCGGGATGTGACAGCCAGAGTCCAACGTGACTGTAACGAGCGGCTTGCGGTTGGCCATCAGTGGGTCTCAGCCCAGTTGCTGCCTACCTGATACTCGCCATCCAGCGGACACTTGAACTTGAAGTACTCGCCAGCTTTGCGGATAGACTCAACGAAGATGCGGCCTACCTCTTCCGCGATGTCTTCGTCAGCCTCAATCTGAGCTTCATCGTGAACAAGAGCGACAAACTCATACTTCACTCCCGGAACCCAGCCGCGTGACTGGTACTCAGCATCAGCGAGTTGAATTGCCTTTTTCATTTGGACTGCACCAGCGGATTGCAACAGGGTGTTCAGAGCGGCGTGCTGTGAGCGGATGTGCAGGATGCGGCCATCGAGTCCCTTGAGGAATCCGCGTTCTTTCACTGCGGCCTTGACACGCTCAACGAGCTTGCCCAGTGCAGGGAGGTTGCGCATGAAGTCGGCACGGCTCTTCTTGCCAGCGGAGCGAGCCTTTGGACCCTTCACCCGCGCGGTGATGAAGCCCAGCTTCTCATCGCCAGCTCCGTAGATGAACGCATAGAACCAGGTCTTGGCAATGTCGCGGCCACTCTCACCATCGAAGTAGGTTCCTTTCGGGTCCAACCCAAGAGCCCTAGCGTTGACCGAGTGGATGTCAGTGCCCTTGCTCTTATCCCCTTCGAGAACCACCTTCACATAGTCACCGCCATCGTAGGCAGCCATGTACCCAGCGAGGTCCCGCAGCTCCAGTGCAGCAGCATCGGAGCCAACGAGCTTCTTACCCTTGGGGACCATGAAGAGCGCTCTACACTCGTGGCCATAGGGCGAGTAGCTGGCTGGGACCTGAGCCATGTTCGGACGGCTGTGGGTCATCCGGCCTGTCACCGCGCCATTGCTGTTGACCGAGCCATGCATGCGCCCGTTCTTCTCGTTCTTCAGCCACGCCTCTTTGCCTTCTGCGAGCTGACCCAAGCGCTTGCCCACCATCAGGTACTTCTGGAGGGCCTTGGCTTCGGGATACTGAAGACCGTTCAGGACGGTTTCATCCACTTTCGGCTTGCCGTCATTGGTGAACTCTTCAGGCTTCCAGCCGTAGAGCCGCTTGAGCCACAGTGCGATGTGGTCACGGCTTCCCGGATTGAACTCTGTCAGCTTGATCTTCTGGAACGGAACGCCTGCAACGTAGCCACGCTTCTTGTCATCTCGCTTCGGGGTGAAGATGGGACCGTCACGCATCCACAACGGCTTGAACACCGTGGCCAGCTCTTCCTCCTGACGCAGCTTCTCCTTGACCAGCAGGGCCAGCAGCCGCGCAGCAGCGCGCTTATCGAACATGAACCCGTGGCGCTCCTGGCGTGCAACCACCCAGGCCACCGCGTGTTCAATGTCAATGGACTCCCGTGCGTACTCTTTCCCTTCCAGCTTTAGGAACAGCTTCAGGGTCACTCCCGTGTCCTGAACGCAGTAGTCCTGCATTGCCTGGTTCCAGCGCTCCCACTTACGAGCCTTGCGCTCCTTCTCATCGGCAATCAGCGGGTCACCTTCATAGTCACCCTTGTAGTCGCCCAGGCGGTAACCCCACGCCTCCAGTGACTGACGCTTGCGGAGGCTGCCGGGGAGCTTGCCCTTCTCGTACAGCTTGGTGTCGATGTCCCACAGGTCTGGGTAGACCAGGCGGGCATACACCAGCGTGTCAATGACCTTCTTGGGTGCGAGAGAGAACCACGGGTACAGCTTCTGGATGGCTGGGATGTCGTATGAGATTCCGTTATGCCAAACCGTGAGGTCCGCTACCTGAGCCATCGCAAGGCCAGCTTCGATGGTATGGATGGGGTCTACCGAGCTGAAGATGTGAACCTTGCCGGTGTCGATGTCCCGGTGGACAATCATGTGAATCTTCGTGATTGAATCCAGCAGGCCATCGGATTCGATGTCGCTAACTAACCTCACTTGTCATCCCAGAGGTGTCGGCCAATATCGAAGACCACCTTCTTGTGCATGTCAGCCATGATGGATGCGCTGTGGCGCGCGGTCATTACAGACTCATCCGATACGAAATACCGTAGCGACATCTCTCCGTACTCCCGCACATCGCTGCGCACCCGCACATGCAGACCGCCATGCTTGCGGTCCTTGTGGGCGTGGCATTCAGCAGCCAGATGGAGCGTGGCCACCTTCGGGCTCACATAGAGGGTGTCAGCCGGTTCCAGTACGCTGTAGCTGCGGGGGCCGCTCTGACGCAGCCACTCGTTCTCAGCCCTGAGGCGGGAGTACTGAACTTCCAGCCATGCTTCGCGTGGAGTCATCTCCAGCGGATTCTCTTGTCTATCCATTGCTCTCCCCTTCGAGTAGCCAATCCAAATGAAAAAGGGCCACCCGAAGGTGACCCTATGTGTTGTCGTACGTGTGTTACTTCACTTACCGTAATGCGCACCCAGCAGGAACAGCGCACGTTCACCTTGCCTACGCTTTGTGAGCCCTGCGAGTACCTTGCCGCCTGCGTGGTCCCACTTCAGGAACTCATCCGCTGCACCTTCGATGTCCCCAGCGTTGAGCTTCTTGAGCAACGTGGAGCCAGCGAGTGCTCCGCTTCCCAGGTTGAACGCGAAGTCAACCAGCGCATCAAACTCATCCTGAGTGAGGTCAGGCAAGCCATCCGTATCGGGGCTTCCTGCATCGTCCAGAGTGACCAGCCGGTTGACCCCAGCGGAGAACTTGGCGATGTCCTGAAGGAGAAGCGCTAAGGCTTGCTCCTGGGTGATTACCAGGCCCTTGCAGACATCAGGACCAGTGTGGCCATAGCCGATGGTCCAGACGCCTACAGAGTCCTGATAGGCAGTCAGCCTGCAACCTTCGAACTGCTGGGTGAGTTGCAGGCCGGTCTTCGAGTAGCTAAAGCTCAGTCGAATACCTTGCTCACTGCTGCGCGGAGCTTCGCTGCTGCATCAGCTTCCGAGCGGGCCACTGCGGCCTTCGCGTTGTGAGCTGCTGCCTGTGCTTCATGCAACAGAGCCGCTGCGCGGTGACCAGCTTCAGCCTTCGCCAGTGCTGCTACCGATGCCTTCAGGCCCTTCGAGACTGCCGTAACGATTTTTGCTGCGAACATGGTTAGTCCTTTCAGAATGGGGAGTCTTCGTCCCACGGGGGTTGTTTGCTGCTGCTTGGGGTCTCGTCATCGAACGGGTTACTGTCCAGCTCCTTGAGCCTTCCAGTTGCCGTGTCATAGCCGAGCGGAATTACCGTGCCAGTGCCTTGGCCCGTGTAGCGGTCCTTCAGAATGCGAAGCAGGGATACGTGGCGAAGGTTCGGGTCTTCTTCCTGCTGGTTTCTTTCGAGACCGAACATGAAGCTGGACCACTGACCAATCGCACGGGAGCCCTTGAAGTGGCGGATCATTACCCGACCACCTTCCTCATGCGGTTTCCCTTCAGGCGTGTTGAGGTGGCTGATGAAGTACAGCGTGAAGTGCAGCTCACGGAGCATCGAAGCGAGGTCCGTCATGATGTACTCCAGCTCCTTCCGCTCGTCCATCTCACGGGCTCCAGAAGCGAGCGCCGTAACGTGGTCGAGGAACACATGCTTGACACCCAGAGAGACCACCATGAAGCGGATACGAGCCTTCACGGTGTCATAGTCGGTGTGCCCGAAGTGGTCATAGAGGAACACTGACTGGGAACTGTCCAGCTTGTCCACCGCCCCATCGAACTCATCCTGAGTCCAACCGGCATCAGGGACGTGGAAACGCTTGGATTCAAGCTTGCCCGCTAGACATCGAACGGTGTGCTCAGGGGTCTCTTCCAGGAAGATTCCGCCCACCTTCTGGCCGTGGGTCTGGACCAGGTGAACCATCACCTCCTTCCAGATTTCGGACTTGCCCATGCCAGTGCCCGCACCGAGCGCATACATCTCATCCTCACGGATGCCATACGTAGCTTCGGTCAGTGCCTCCCAAGGCCACGATAGGCCCCGCTCGATGGGCGTAGAGAGCTTCGGTCGAAGGTCCGCGATGGACACGATGCCATCAGGCTTGTAGCTCTTCGCTCCCCAGATGGCGTCAATGACTTCGGAGCCCTTGCCCGCCAGCAACATCTCGTTGGGGTCTTTGAACCCATTCGGGAGGCTGGCGAGCTTGCACCGTCCCGGAGTGAAGAGAGCGGCGCATTCAGCCATCGCTTCCTTGCCGGGGTCATCCATGTCAAACATCAGGACCACTTCATCGAACTGCTCAAGCCACTCCAGATGCTTCTTCAGAGCCTTTGCAGCCCCCTGTGCGCCGTTCGGAACGGACACCACTGGCCACTTGTTACCTTGGAGCTGAGAGACCGTCATGCAGTCAATCTCGCCTTCAGTGATGACAATCTTCTTCCCGCCATCACGCCAGAGCTGCTGACCGAATAGACCAGCGCTCTTGAAGTCTCCGAGCGTGACAAAGTTCTTGTCCGCATCGCGCATCTTCTGAGCCACTAGCGTGGTCCCATCGAAGTACGGAGCGAGCTGCACAGTGTTCCCCTTGCTGCTGGTCCCCACGGTGTAGCCGAACTTCTGACACGTTTCTTCAGTGAGCTTGCGCTTGGGTAACGCGCGGACCTCACCGTCCAGAATCAAATCCTTTCCCACCTTTCTCCCTGCCGTGGCTCGTGGTGTGTACTCTTGGCCGTCTGTAGGAGGCTCCCAGTGCTTACACCCCTGGGTGAAACAGTGGGCGTGCCCATCGGAGTAGCGCGCAAGGTTGTCCTTGCTGCCACACTTAGGGCACGGCTCCTTGTGGATGAATTCGCTTTCGGCCATGCGGCTTAAGCGAGTACGCCCTGGTTCTTCAGAGCGTTGTAGGTGCGGAAGGAGATGTTCGTGGACCAGCCGCGCTGTTGGTCACGAGTGAGGCGCGGGGTGCGCTTCAGGGCGTCACTGATTACCCCAGCCAAGGGGGCTACAGCAGCAAACCGAGCGGCGCTGACCTTTGCGTTTGCGAATGCTTGACGAATGGCGTTCATTAGATGACCTCCAGTTCGCTCGTGTACATATAGACCTCATAGACCGGTTCACAGCCGAGCGTGGGGAAGTCCACAATCCAGCCTGCATCACCATCCTGGCTGTTCACGATGCCTTCATGAACACCGTTATCGAAGATGGCCGTCCGAACCCGAGCGCCAACCTTCAGTTCCTTCTTGGCCTCCACCAGTTCGAACTCAGCGGCCTTGAGGACCCAGCTCTTATAGCCGTTGTCGAGGTCAGCCATGAACGGCCACGGGCAGCCTTCTTCGCCATAGGCCGTATCGGTCAGGACACCTTCTACACCGTCGATGGTCGGGCTGTAGCCCTTGATACGGATTCGGTCACCAACCTTCAGCTCCGCCTTAGGAGCCTCTTCAGCCTCCACTACCAGCTTGTATTCCTCAACCGGAAGGACCAGCGAATAGCGCGCATACGTCTTGCCGTTCGGGTCCTGCTTGGTGTCCGTTTCGATGTTCATGCCACGCTTGCGCAGTACTTCGATGGCCGAAGCCAGGCGGAAGATGCCGAAGTTACTCAGGGCTTCCAGAGCGGTGATGCTGCGGCCCGACTCCAGGTACTCCTGGATGTTCTGGATGCCGGTCTTTTTCTTGAACGTGTTGTTGCTGAGTTTGTTGCTCATGTGGATTCCTTTGGATGTGTGTATCCCGTAGCTGGACCTATGGCCAGCGTTAGGGACCGCCTAAAGAGGACTTAACGGAGAGACAGCGAGAGCGGAGCTTCGAAGAGCCGCTTCAACCACTCTTCAACTCGCGCCATGAATCGGCTGTACATAGCCTGACTCCTGGAGGAACTGCTTGACATCGAAGTTAGGGCACTCGGTCTTCGCGTTAGGAAGGTCACGGTGGCCCACTACGATGGCTTTAGGGAACTGCTGGTGAAGCACTGCGATGAGCTGAAGGAGGTTCTCACGTTGGACTTCGGTGAAGTTGTCCGTGCGATTACCTGCCTGGTCCAGCCCGCCCGCCATGCAGATGCCGATGGACTTGTTATCGAAGCCCGGAGCGTGGCCACCAATTTGGTCTAAGGCTCGCCCAGTTTCGATGTTGCCCTTGCGGTCGATGACATAGTGGTAGCCAATCCAGAGCCTGCCTTTCAGCCGGTGGACTCTCTCCATGTATGCCTTATCGACCTTCTGGCGGGGCTTAGTGTTGGAACAATGGACTACGATGTAGACCACTGAGTCAGCGGTCAGCTTGGACATTAACCGTGGTGCCGTTCGATGCCTGCCTCATCCAGAGCGAAGTACAGCTCAGCGTTCGACTGCTCGCTGACGTGCGTGTAGGTTTCGTCCAGTTGGCGTTCGCTGATGAAATGCGAAACGTTCAGCAGGCATTGGAGGTGTGCTGCTTGCTCCATCGTGAGGGTGACCTTCACGTTGCCATTCTGGGTATGCTTGACTTTCATGTGTTGCTCCTTAGTGTTTGAACAGGACCAGCACGTTGGTCACAAGGTCAGCCACGAAGAACGTCAGCACGGCAATTTCAAACCAATGCGTCTTCACTTCAGTTTCTCCTTGAGCCACGCATCAGGAATCCATTTGTCCGCGTATTGAAATCCGTTTTTCAGGCACCAGTCCGCATAGGTCGTCTTACTGGCCTTGCTGATGGTGGTCTTCGAGCGGGTGAATACAAAGCGGATGTCTAGGCCTGGATGCTGGTCTTTGATGAGTAGGTGTTTCTTCCGGTCAGCCGTTTCAAAGCGGCCCTTGGTCTCGATGTAGATACCGTTCGGAAGTCGAAAATCAGGCGTGTACTTATGGGGTGTCGCTGGGGTCACGTAGGGAATCTTTTCTTCCTCATACGCGGCAACCACTCCAGCCTGGCGAAGCTGTTCTGCAACAGCCTCTTCCAGACCAGAGCGATACGCGGCTTCAACGTGCCGCGCACCGTAACCAGCACGAGCCATCAGAACTCGTCAATTTGTTCCGACGAAGCTGCACCAGTGGATTCACCAGCGTCATCGGAAGAGTCACCCGAAGGCATCTCATCAGCCTCTTCGTAGCCCTCTTCCTGACCAAAGCCGAAGCTCGAAGCCGAACGCGAGCCTTCACTGACAAGCTCCAGCAGTTGGACTGCCTGCAAGCGCAGCGAGAGACCAGCAGCGCCAGTGCCTGGAATGAAGTACGGGCTTGCTTCGAACGCAACGATGCCTTCAGAGCCACCCCAGATGCTCGGAGGGTTCTTCAGTGAGATGCCCTTGGCGTTGAAGATGGACGGCTTGCGGGTCCAGCTCTCGCCCTTCTTGTTCTTGCCCGATGCCTTCATCGTGAACTTGAAGATGAGGTTGCCAGTCGGCTCTTCAGTCTCCTGGTCATACTCAGTGGCGTAGAGGTCGTTCTTCGTGACCTCCTTCAGCTTCTTGCGCTGTTCCACCTTGAGGGTCTTGAACTCCGCTTCAGCGGCTTCCATCGCCTTCTCGTACTCCGGCTGGAGCTTCTTGATGAGCGGTGCAGCTTCGTCTTCAGTCAGCACGAGTTGAACCTTGTACTCACCATCCGGCTTCGGGAACTTCTCATTACCGAAGTCCGGCTTGGTCAGTGCGGGGTACTTGAAGATGCCGCGCGGGGTGTTCGCCTTGAACAGCTTGGGTCGTTTATCTGCCATGTCAGTTGTATTGCTGGATGAGTTGGAAAGAGTGTTCAGCCTGGTCCACGTCGATGCCTTCTGCTTGCATCTTCATGAACAGGTCAACAGGGAGGGGATTGCCGGATGCCCAGTGGGTTTCTGCCTGGGCACAGAGGAAGTCAGCGTGGGTCATGGCCGGTAGTCACCATTCAGCTCGATGTGGCGAAAGAGCGGGTCCAGAGCTGTGGAAATAGCTGAGCCAGCATCAAGCCTGTCGTATTCACCTCTAGCGACTCCGTAGAGCGCATCAGCCATACGAACGTCAGCGCCGGCCAGTCTGCGGAGAGCCTTCGCTTGGCCACGGTTGGTTACCTTAATGACCAGGTCGAACGGCTGAAACGCATTCTTCACGGCAGCTTCCAGCTCAGCCTCACGCTCCTTCAGTACCGAAATCCAGTTAGCCACGCGCTCTTTTGCGCTTTCCACCCCCTCCTGGAGCTGCTTGATGTCGTCGTTCATTTCAGTTCACCTTGCACGTAATCACGGAGAGCCTTCATCTCCCTCGTGAAGAACCCATCGGCATCTTTCGACATCCGCTGGGCTTTGTTGATGAGTTCGCTGGGGTCCAGCTTCAGCTCTTCGCAGATGACCGCGAACAGCACCGCTACGCCAGCCACTTGTTTTGCTTTGGGCATCGCCTGGACAGCAGAGACAGCCGCATAAGCTGCCTCTACTGCATGGAACGACACCACTGAATTCAGTTGGTCCTTGTTCATTCGACCAGGTAGCCCTTCATGCGGAGGTCAAAGTCAGCCTTCATCGCTGCGAAGGTGTGGAAGCCATGAGCACGAGCAAAGCGGTTCAGCTTGCGGGTGCCTTTAGCGCCGCTGCGGATGCCGCCAACGGTCTTGAGAGTGCGGACGATAATCATGTGAAGCCTTTCAGATGTGGGTAAAAAGTTGTGGGTGCGGTTTGTAGAGCGAGAGTGGGGTTTTAGGCGGGGATGTCTTCCACATCGCAGAGCTGGAACGGACCTAGGTCCTGTACTTCAAGCTCTTCATAAAGGAATTCACCTTGGCCTTTTTCAACGAGCTTCCGCGCATCCTCTTCGGACGCGGCATCAACGAAGTACGTTTGACTGCCATGTACCGACAGGGCATCTGCGACAAACGTGTATCGCTTCATGCGGCCTCCAGAATGAGAAAACCCCCAGCGGAATTGCTGAGGGTCGTTTGGTAGAGCGAGAGTGGGTTTTTATCCCCACATTCTATTTAGCAACACATGCACATGTGGAACACCTCAGGCAAAGAAATAGTCCGAGTGCATCACACCTTCCAAATCCAGGGCGCCGCTGGTGGGCAGCGGGGGCAGCTCAGCAGCCAGTTCAGGTGTCAGTTGCTCACCGAGCTGGTTCCTGAAGTCACCCAGCACATCACCGCTGTACTGGTCCACGAAGGCCCGCTTCAGGCAGAACCGCAGAGTCTCAGCGAGCCCTGCATGTGCGCCGTAGCTGTCATGGATCATTGCGAAGGAGGTCACGCCACGCTCCAGGCAGTAGTTCACCGTGCGCATCATGTGGGCTGCATCCAAGGAATGGATAAAGTTCGGAGAGATGCCCGCTGATTGCTTGCGACCATCCAGCTTGTCACCTTCATCCTTCAGCATCATGCGGACACGCTTACCTGCCACGTCGAAGTCCAGCCGCTGACCAACCATCTGGCGGTAGTCCTGCAACACCAGCAGACCACTCGGAGTAACCCAGCGGATGGGCAGCGAGTCTGAAGCGGCCACCTTAGCGGCATCCCTGAGCCAGTCCATAGCTGCGTGAGCGGCCACCACCACCTTACCGATGGCCTGGTAATTGGTATCAGCCAGATACTGGCAATCCTTCAGGTCCACGGTGATGTCAGCGCCCTCAGCCTTCATCTTCTGGAAGACAGACTCAATCTGCTGGCACATGCCCCGCTTGGTGGCCCCGTAAGGGGTCGTCATGGTGTTCTGCTTGGACAGCTTACGGGTCATCTTGCCTTGCCACTTCATGGCCAGCTCGTGGCCTTCCAGGGCTTCCTGAGCCATCAGCACATTGGCTGCATTGCAGACCTCTGTATAGATGTCCGAAGGCTTGTCACTGGGGACCAGACCAACAGCAGCGCCACCCACGGCATCCTTCAGCAGCGCTGAGAAGTTCTGAAGGCCATTGCAAGCGCCATCCCACGAACACGGCAGGTAGCTCATGAACTCTTCCTGCGGCTTGCCCAGGTCGGTGTGCATTGAGAGCGCCAGCCACTCATAGCAGAACGCCAGGAACATGTACGGGCTATCGGCCTCAGCCCACCAGCGGGAACCATCCAGCGGGTTCATGGCAGCCTCCAGAATCTGCTCCTGGTGGTCTTCCACCCAGCTAATGCGCTCTTCGAAGGTCACCTTGTCAATGCCGAAGGTGTTGGCCCCGTGGATGGCCAGCCAGCGCGCACCGTTCTCGCCCAGCGGGTAGCCATCGGCAAACTGAAGGAGCGCCTTATCGGAGTCTGAGCCTTGCGGGTTCAGGAAGGTGGCCACAGGGTACGCACGGCCCCGCCAGTCCAGATTGTGGACGTAGTAGAACCGCTCGATGTCTTCGAACTTCTCAGCCATCCACAGCTTGGATGACATCCCAGCCCGCTTGGAGGCGTTCCGGATGTTGCTCTCATAGACACCAGCGGCCTGCTTCTTCCATGCCTTCAGCTCTTCAGCATCCGGGTTCTCCAGGTCGAAGTGCTTGGGCGGGAGTTCTTGCGGCTCACGGCTGGGGAGCTTGCCCATGCGGCCACCCCCATCCCACACCTCGCGCATGACGTGGAAGACAGCCTTATTGATGGCCCACGGGGTTTCCTGGAGAGCGTTCACGCTGGCGTAGACCATCGGCATATCAACCTGCTTCAGGTCCTCCAGGTAGTTCCGGTTGGCCGTCTTGATGAGCGGGAAGCGCATCGGCTTGGTCAGGTAGCCACCACCGAACGGGCCAGTCCAGGGAAGCGGCTTGACCACCATAGGCATACACATGGGGCTCATCAGGGCGCACCGAGCATGGCCATCAGCGAGCCACTTAGCGGTGGCTTCAGTGGGCGCAACGATGTGAGGGGTGTCGTTCGGCCCACGCACGTACTCCTTAATCTCCACCAGGCCCGTAGCGTCAGCGAAGAGGTGAATCAGCGTGGTGCCCAGGCGAATCTTTTCAGCCTTGCCCCAGGTGATGGTGGCCACCTTGGCGAACTTCTGCTGGACCCGCAGCACGATGTGGCGGTGGCGCTCATCGCGGCTGTGTTCAATCTTCTTCAGCAGTTGCTTATAAAGCTTGGGCTCAGCGGCCTTCAGCGCATCGAAGTTCAGGCAGTCCTCCAGCCGGTTGGCCACGTCATTGGCCACAGCCCCCAGCACGGACATCTTGCCCATGTGGTTGAACACAATCTTGGCTGTGATGAACGCCACCAGCTTGCGGTCTTCGAACTGGTCCAGGAACTTGATGATGCCAACAGACCGCGCTGCGGCCCCCTTAAGGCCCTCTTCAATGAACTGCTCAATGGCTGCTGCGGTGGGCTCGATGGCAGCCTTCATGAGCTTCAGGCCAGGCGGCAGGGTGTCTTCACCGTTGGCCATCTGCTCGTTGTAGCGCTTCATGCCAAGGCCGATGGCTTCCTCTTCGAGTTCAATCTGGAGAGCGTGGAGGTTGTCTGTGGTGGTCATGATGTGTTCCTGTAGTGGAAGACTGAGGGCAATAAAAAGCCCCTCCGCATCGGGAGGACGCAGAGAGGGCTGGGTGCTGTGGTAGTCAGCTATTCAGCAGACGTGAGTATATCGGAACGCATTCCCTAGTGGAACACTTTAGTTAGACTTAAGGGTAATCATTAGATGTATCTATAAGGGAGATTTCATCTCCACCGCGAGAGTGGGTTTTTATCGGTGGTTTTTGGTCACAGCCGTGTCCAGGCGGGTGGTCACGGTATGTCACGAGTGGAAGGCTTTTGGACAAACGAAAAGCCCCGCACTGGTTTCCCAGCCGGGGCTCTTTTGGTGTTCATTTGGCCACGTTTAAGGCCACGGTGATGTTCTAGTGATTGTCTTCGGTATCTGAAGAGTCGCTAACTGGCTGATTCTTTTGGTTATTTTGGTGGGCCGGGTGGGATTCGAACCCACGATGTCCTTTCGGAGGCGGATTATGAGTCCCGCGTTTGCCAACCGATTCCGCTAGATTCCCTTTTGAATCAACACCTTGGTAGACCACCACATCAGCATCAACCATCTCTGTGGCCACCTTTTGGTCACGTTTTTGGTCACGGTCCTGGGCACTGCCAACGGAGCTTGTAGCAGCCAGAATATCAGCCACTCCACGGAGCCCAGCCGCTGAAACGTGGATGTACTTTTGGGTCGTTTGGATGGACTTGTGGCCGAGCATTTGCTGAATGAGCGGACCACTCACGCCAGCATCAGCGAGCCTGGAGCCAGCCGTATGGCGCACCACATGAGGCACGAACTCTTCGCCCGCTGAGAACCCCATCTCATCCCTCACACGAGCCCAAGCCTTGTATGCGATGTTGTACGTGAGGGTCCCGAACGGCATCTCAAGGTGAGACCGAGCGGTGAGGATAGCGTGAACTCGCGGGGTCATCGGGACACCTCTGGGCTGCTTGTTCTTGGTATGCCACAGAATGATGAGCTGCTTGTCCAGGTCGTAAGTCTTGGCCGTGATGGTCAGGACCTCAGTGATGCGGCAGCCGGTATCAAACAGGACCCTGAAGAGGTCTGCGATGTCATGGGCGTAATCGCTGCGGTCCTGCTCCAGCAGCTCCAGCGCCTGGCTCTCTTCCTCCAGGCTGAATCTACGCTTGCGTCCCTCAGCCACCTTCTCACGGACCATGCGGGGCTTGACCAGCTCACCATAGCCCCAGTGGTCGGTGGCCTCATCGAACAGAACGGAGAGCTGGGAGAGCCGCTGGTTAATCGTGCTGCCCGCTCTGCCCGCTTCGCGCTGGGCTTTGACGAACCCGATGATGGCCTCACGGCTGATAGCTGACAGCCGGGTGTCTTCCCCGAAGTGGCCCTCAATGGCCTTGCGGTTGGCGTTGATGGTCTTCTGGTCAGTTGAATCCCGCCACGGCTTGTACTCCCTCATGGCTTCCTTATAGGCTTCCTTGAGAGTCGGCCCGTAGCCAACCTTAGCGCCAGCCTTACGCTGGGCCTTAACGCCAGCCATGACCTGGGCCATAACCAGCTCAGCTTCCTTCTTAATAGTGGTGCGGGTGGTTTCCCGGTGGCGCTTGCCGGAAGGGTCCCGGTAATCCATCCACCACACATCACTGTCTGGGCGCTTGTAGAGTGACGCCATGCGGCCTCCAAAGGGTAAACGAAACAGACCACCCGAAGGTGGCCTGAAGGGTTACTGCTGGGCCTTACCAGGCCTTGACCTAACAAACCGGCCTAGCTGCTCGTCAATCTGCTCCAGGAGCTTCTCCCCCTCTGGAGTTAGATTCACGATTTTTCTGCTGTAGTTCTCTGGGTCTTCCTCGGTGCTCACTAGGCCCAGCCCATTGATGCCCGCTGCTGGCTTCCCTCTACCAAGCATCGCACATGTCCTGGACATCACCGCCTGGCCTAGTCCCGTTGCATCCTGGAGTTCCTTAAGGGAACGTCCCGGATTAGCTGCCACTGCCGCAAACACCACTACCAGGTTAGGCGGAACGTCCTGCTTTTCCAGTTTGTCAGTGCTGAGCTGGCGAAACAATTGCAAGACTTCTGCTGCTACGTGAAGTGCGGTGATGCTCATTTCCTACCCCTTTGTTTTATTAAGTGCTGCGGCCCAGCGAAAGAAGCCAGCGCCGCAGAATCAAAACCTCAAAGCCTCCAGTTTCTTCCCGTCGAAACTCGAACAGCTTGAGCTTGCGCCCATTCCGGTCTATGTAGTCATGACCGATATGGGCAGCGAATCCAGCAAAAGAAAGCAGCATACAACAGTTCCCCCAGTGGAAGGTATTGTTAGGGACATCAGATACGGCAAACTGTTACGAGTTGTAACGGGGAGCGAGCACATTACTGTATGCCTGCACAGGGTTCCAAATTGATTAAGACTATGATAGGTAACACTTACATAGTATTGACTGCTCAATCGGAATATGTTGCACAAGTGGAATTCATCCTACTAAAGATGCATCCCGTTGATTCTTATGAACTATCCCCGTTTCAGCTCGCTGGGCCATCCTGGACCGGTATCCAAGGTGGCCTAAAGAACTGGCCCTGAGAGCCTCACTAAGAGACCATCAGGGCACCGCTGGGCTATCCTACACGCGCCTTACTGTCACCGTTCCAGACGGAGCCTTTACCGTTAATTCCGGCATCGCTGGGCCTAAGCGGGATTCTTTCAGCAGCTCCCGCTCAGTGTCTGAAAAATGCAACAGACAGGCGCACATCTGGGCCACTGCGAAGGCATCACGCTTGACCCTGAACTTCACTTTGCACACATAACCCCGTGTTGCCTGGGCTTCAATCAAGTAAGGCATGGAAATACCTCCAGGACTGATTTACAGGCCCCTAGCGCCCTTGGTTGTGATGTCCTAGTGGAACGCTAAGGGTAAACAAACGGAAGCCCGCTAAGGGGCTTATATGGGGACTAGGGGCTTCATGTGCGATTCGATGCGGTGGCCTATGGGTATCATCGTTTATCCCTCACGCAGCACATCACGGCATCAATCACGCGGCCCAGGATGACACCTAGGCAGCACGCCAGGGCGATGACCACCAGGCAGGCAGCAAAGAGAATCAGGAGGTCGCTCATTGGGGTTTGTCTCCAGGGTTGCGGGTGATGACCACACGGCCAGGTAGCGAGATTGTCACGGGGCCACCTAGCGCACACGCCAGCTCACGCGCTACGGCATCAGCTAAGGCATGGATGAGGACGCTAGTGGGCTTGTGAGCTGCCACGTAGGCTCGCGCACGTTCCACCAGGTGAAGAGCTGCGGGGCGCATTAGGCGGGCTCCAGTTGGATGCGAACATCCCTGTGAGGAACGAACTTGCTTTTCAGCACGACACACAGGTGATGGACCAAGGGATGGTCTGTCAAATACACCTTGCGGCCCTGGCGTTCGTTGATGGCCGCCAGGTGGTAGAGGCGCTCAGTCATCGCTACCCCCAAACCGCAGTGAGGATGTAGGCACCACCTCATAACGCTCAGGGTTGAGACAGGTCTTTACAAAGCGTTCAGCATCGGTGGCCAGGTCGAATGTGGCCACGAGATAGCCCGTAGCGGCGTTGACGACTGCGTACCACAGCTCGCCTGCGTTCTTTACGTTCTTGGTGAGTGGCATGGCTTAACCCTCAGCTCAGGTAGATAAAACCGTCATCGCCCACATAGGCATCACACTCACCATACGCATGGGCCATCGTTGTGAGGTAGTCACCCAGCGCGCCTAGGCCCCTATCCCAGAAGCCAGCGCCGTGATGATTGCGAGTGAGCCAGAAGTCATGGCCCACTTGCTCAGGGTTGAGAGCCGCCAGGGACTCACCGCACGACGCAATAAAATCAGTGCAGTCTTCCAAGGCCTGGGCGTAGGCTTCAGGTGCGATGTCATCAAGCGAATAGACCGCATCAAGGGGCTCGCCATGCTCATCGGTGGATGACCAAAGGGCAGCTATCAGGTAATGCTTCGTGACTACTTCGGCGTTCATATGGGACCTCCAGAAGGTGACTAGCAAAGCTCGCTAGAGAAACCAGACGGCCAACTAAGGGCATTCATCCGGTTTATCTAGCGGCCTGGGTGCGGGTGGACTCCAGGCGCGCTGATGTGATGTTCTAGTGGAACGCTAGGGGCGAGTTAAGAGTTAGCGCTAGTGCATGTCCACGTTTCGCCATCAAACTCGAATTCGTACATGTCACCACCGCAGCGGCAATCACGCGCGAAGGATTCATAGTCGATGTAGCTGCGCAGGTGCTCAGGAATTTCGTGGGCGTACAGCTCATCAAAGAGGTCTTCTGCGGCCTTTTCGAGTGTCCCGTGATACAGGCTCACATCGTCAATATTGCGCACGCCACCGCCCCGCATCTCTAGAGCCTCATCTACGCTTTGACCGTGGATGCTGCACAGGTAGAACAGCGCGGCCTTTTCGGAGTCGCTGAGGTCTTCCACCTCATCGAACCAGAGTTCAAGGTTGGATTGGTCGATACCGCAAGCCTTGAACAGCTCAGCATCAGGACCATCGATGTAGTCAATCATGAATTCTTCCACGGGTTGGCCGTAGGAGTTCACGAGAGCCGCGCTAAGGCGCTCATACTCATCGAAGGATTCAAAGTAGAACCCAGTTGCGGCCATGTCATACGGGTTTGCGAAAAGCTTGGTCATGATTGATTCCCCCTTAGATCTGATTGGTGATGTAGTACAGCTCAGGCACTGCGGCATCTTGCAAGGCTCCCAAGGCATCACCCAGGGAATCGAAGCGCCGTATTATCTGGTTGGTCAAGCGGTGGACTAGTGAGAACATGAGTTACTCCAGGCTATCAAGATAGGGTCCGGCCAGATGTGCCCAGCATTCATCAATGCCCACATCGCCCGCCTCATTCCACAGGCGCTCAGCCTCATCAATAAAGGCCCTAGCCTCATCGCCCTGCAAAAAGACCTCATCACCGATGGATACCCATTCCTGGGCGCTGTTGACTTCAATGTGAGCGTCGCCAGCGTAGTCAGCGCCAGCTCGTATTATCTGCGTTAGGGTCATCATGTGTTCCTCTAGTGGATTACTCAGGGCAAACAAAAGGGCTAACTACAGCCCAGCTATTATCCGTTTCGTGCGCTTCCTGTAGGGCAGTCCCATCGTGTTCCCTTGTGTTGGTCATTCGGTAACGGCTACTGCATGGAGCGGATTTGAACAGTTCCACTTGCGCATGTCAACCCCTCAGCAATAAAAATCTCAAAAAGAACTGATGCGCAGCTAGTGGATGCCTAGCGGGCTCCCTGAGCTGGCCTATACGTAGGCATGTCCGGCACTCATCCAGGGCAGCTAGAGGGCATCTGATGGGTTCTAGAGGTGTTCTAGCGTGGTACTGAAGCCCTGCGGAATCAGGAAAAAAATAGGTGTGCTCACACACATGCACAAACATGCAGATAAGCATCAGATGCATTACTGGAAGTCATAAGAGCAAAAAAAAGCCCCACGAGGTTAGTCGTGAGGCTGTGTGTGCTGTGCTTCTACTGCATGTGTGACCAGGCATAGGATTCTCAATCCTCCGCCACCCTAATGGAATCAAGGAGTTAGCTCACAACGTGACCAGTAGCGTGACCAAAGGTGCCCAGGAGAGCCCATCGCCTGGATAGATGCGCATGTGCGCGTACTGGATTCGCGCGTGTTACCTGATGCGCGTCAAGGAGGGTGCGTGGGTGCCTGAGTGTGCGGAGGGCCACGGGGGGGATCTGGCCGTCCGACTTTATCAGATACCCACTGAGATTTTTCCGGGTAACATTTAGGCCCCCGCTAGGAGACCCTTATGAAAACCCTTCAGTTCGCCATCATGATAGCCGCAGTGCTGTCTGGTGTCAGAGTCAGTAACGCCACCAACGATGGGACCTACTTCTATCTGGGAGTGGGTATCGCTATTGTGGCGGCTGTGTGGATGTACTTGTCCAGGAAGAACAGGCAGCCAGCCAAGAGTACATCTTAAGGGCATCTCTAGATACCCTATAGATTATCTCTAAGAGCATCTCTATAGGGCTTCGCCCGGCCCTTATAGGGCGAGAGTGGGGTTTTATGCCCATGAATCAGCGCTCTCGCCCGCCCAGCAAGGGTTACAGCCTAGTTCCAGTCATCGCCCCAATTGTCACTCGGAGGGGCGTACCCAAAGACATGCTGAGAGAACTTCTCCAGCTCCAGCCTGAGCATCTCGTTCTTGTGGTCATCCAGGACCTTCTGGGTGTCCTTGTCCATCTGCTCCACCCAGTAGGCCACGGCCATCGCCAGGGCATCAATGCGGTCATCCTTGCCCAGCGCCCCACGCTCACGGGTGATGCGGGACATCTGATAGAAGAGCTGGTACTGGTGGAACTTCTCATGAGGGTACTCATTGTAGTTCTCCATGTCCCGCTCAACCAGCGCTTCATCGACCACAAGCCTGTGCTGGTTCATGACCGGCTCCAGCACGTCAATGATGCGGCGCTCCTTCTGGCCACTGCTGCGGACCTCTTCAGTGGTCACAGGGTACGTGCGGGTGAGGAACGGGGTCAGCAGCTTCGTGAACATGCCATCACCAAAGTTAGGCTCCACGGTCACATGCTTCACCCTGAACTTCTTAGCGACATCGGCAAGGGACTGAAGGGTTGCATCCTCGTAGCCCCCCTTGAACCCGCCAGCAGCCAGCAGGTACAGGAAGCCGTTGAGCATGGCCACCACTGCATAGCTGGTCTCATCCCCGCCACGGCCCGATGGGTCGATGGAAAGGACACAGCCCTGGTACTCCACGAAGTCCTTGGAGACAAACAGCGGGCGATACCAGCGGTCACCTTGAAGGCCAACCGATTGGAGGTCCTTGAGCATCTGGTCAGGGCCTGATGCCCACGCCAGTTTGACCGGAGCGATGTCCGTGCTGAGGTTCAGAACCATCAGGTCTGAGAGCTTCAGCGGGTACTTGTCCTGGTCTGAGAAGCTCGTATCCAACATGAACTGCATGGCGAAGCCGGTACGGCCATACGATGCAGAGCGCTCCAACAGGTCCAGGTCATGGAACCGCGAAGGCTCCACAGCAGCCCCACGGCCACTGCACTGGTCAGCCAGAGTCGGGTCCTTGTCCAGCTTCTTCGATACGAACGGTGCCAGCCGGTCACCATAGCGAGCCCTGAGGGCAGCGTTAGGGAATCGAGCGGGCCACACGCGAACCACATACCCACGCTCAGGGAGTACGTTGTACAGGCTCATCTCGGTCTGAGGCGTGCCCAGGTAGGTGATGACACCGCCAGGGACCAACACAGCATCGAACTCCTTGACCGCCTCAGCCAGCTTGTCCCGCATGGTCTGGGTTAGTGCGTTGTTCGGAACCTCAACGTCATCCGCAATGATGTGCGTAGCGCGGCCACCAGTGAGTTGGCCCGTGATGCCAACCGAGCGAACTGAAGGGGCCTGGTGGGCTGAGCTTGGTCCAACGTCAAAGGCCACGATGGAGTCCCGCTGGCCCTCTCTAGGCTTCAGGTGGTGCAGTAGTGGCATCTCAGCGATGAGCCGCTTGACGAACACAGAGAACGCATCAGCGCGGCCCTTGGACGCGGACACCACCAGGATGCGTTCTTCGGGGTTGCAGTACAGCAGCCACAGCACATAGGCTGCGGTGATCCAGCTCTTGCCGATACCACGGAATGCTTCCACGATGCGCCGCTTAGGGCCGTGCTGGAGGAACCGCGCGATGTCGTATTGAACCGGGGTGGGGGTTGGCAAGTTAAGGTGTCGCCACACCAGATACAGGAAGTTTCTGAAGTCTTGCTTCAGTGGGTCTACGGCTTGCTCTGTCATTGACTCCAGGAAGCGTCAGGAGGCCGCACACGGCTCCGGGAGACATCCCCTAGTGGAAGCGTGTGGGTAAAAGATGGAAGCCCCGTGGAGGGGCTGTATTGCGGTCTTAGTTGCGCCCTAGAATCTTCCGGTCGTCAACCGAGAGTAGGCTGACGATAAGTCCAACGATTCCAAAGGCTGCGATACACGCGATGGCCATTAGCCGGAAGCTGCCTGGGGCTCATCGTCCTCTCCTTCGCCCCCAACGAATCCTGGGAATGGGAGAACTTCAGCGAGGCCCTGGAGGGGCTTGTTAGCGGACGGTAAGGCTTCGATGCCGTTGTCCTTAAGGAAGCTCTTGGCCACGTTAGCGAGGGCTGCAAGGCCCTTGAGGTCCTCTGGGTCGGTCTTCCCCTTGAAGGCCTTGATGGCCCCCGTGAGGGTTTCAGCGATGAGACCGTGAAGCTCGTTAAGAGCCTCCTTGGATGCCTGACTCACTTCGAGTCACCGCTTACCGGGATGCCGAACTTCGACTTCACCAAGTCTTCCAGGAAGTGGACCCCGAAGATGGCCAGCGCTGCGGACACACCGCATACGCCTTCAATCGGAAGGTTCGGGTAGATGGCCACGATAGCGGAGGCAATCATGCTCAAGCCGGAGCCGACAATGACACGGCCGGCTACCCGCTTGAGGTTCATAGGCTCGCCCTCAGACAGAAGCTTACCGAGCGTGATGGCTGCGCCGATACCGGCCAGCGTAAGGAGGGTCTTCGTGTGTTCTGCGATTTGCATAGGAGTAGCGCGCGTGATGTGGGAGTGGCCCCAGTAGAGAACCTACCGGGGCGCTGGGGTTACTGCGGTGCTGCTGCCTTAAGTGCTGCCACCTCTGCTGAAAGCTCCTGCACCGCCTTGATGAGCGGGGCGATGAACTGGTCGTAGCGAAGTCCCTGCTGACTGTTCGGGTCCGACTTGTCCGCAAGCGTCCAGCCCCCGAAGTCCACCCCAGCAGCATCCGCAGCAGCCTTGACCTCCTGAGCAATGAGGCCCCAGTGGGTCCGCTCACCCGGAATAGCGGCGGTCACAATCTCAGCAGGAATCGCATCCGGGAGGCTGGAGTCACATTCGTTGCCTTCCGAATCTCGGTACACCTGCTTGACCACCTCAACACGCCCCACATCAAACTTGTAGGAGACCGGACGGAGAGACTTCACGAAGTCAAGGCCGAGGGTGGCATTGGTGACATCCGTCTTCGTTCGGGAGTCAGAGGTGTTGATAGTCCCGGTGGCTGCGTAGACCGTGGACCAGCGGAGGGTTGCAGATCCCAGCGGGTAGGCGTTATCGGTCACGCCCTTCAGAGCGCCGGTCTCATCAATTACGGTGGTGTCAGTGAGCGCAGTGCTGGACCGATTCACTGAAAAGATCAAACGACCGGGCATTGCACTGGCAGCGGGGGTGCCAGCCGCGATACCACGAACGGCTGCTGCGGGCTGCCACGCGGAACCATCGTAGGCATCCATCTGCCACATCCCAACGATGTCCCCACCGCTTACCAACGTGGGCGCTCCTACTGCACCACGAGCTTTCCTGGTGCGACGGAGGGGGCCAGTGGACGAGCTGCTGTACACATACTCTGCAATCTGCGAGGTAGAGTTATTGAAGATGCGCTGATCCCCAACCGAAGCATCCACACAATTGCGGAGAGTGTTGCCGTGGATGTCGTGGTAGCCAATCCCAGATGCATCTACCCCGAGCGGAATAGCAACCGCATCAAAGATGTTGTTGGCCACCTTACACGGGCCGTTCTGGATAGCCCCAGCCCCCATCGAGACACCCTGAGCTGCGCCTAGGATGTTGTAGAAAACATTGTCCAAGACGACCGCGCTGCCGGTTTGAACGCGCACACCAGCGAGACCCAGAGACCAGAACTTCCCACCAACCACGGACACCTGTGCGCCCACCGTGCTCCCAGAATTGGTGGTCTGCACGAACACGCCGTAGCTGTGTCCCTCAGCGCGGGGTGCCATGAGAAGAAGATTTGTGCAGTTATTCAGCGCAGAAAATCCAGAGCCATTTACAGCTTGGCCTACTGGATAGTCCGAAGCGCAGCCGACACTAAGCACGCTATCAACAGAGTCATACAGGTAGCCGTTGAAGAACCCGTAGTGCGAGCAATTCTCGTGAACGGACCAGTCAGCGACACCCTTATAGCGGAATGCGAAGCCCGAACGGGTAACCAGAGCTGTGCCCGCAGCAAACGGGAGGTAGCCCGTGAGGTACGGCCAGCAGTGCGAATTGAGAACGCGGCAAACGTCAGCAGCGCTCTGAATGTCAAAGCCGTTCGTGCAATCAGCGTGGCAGTTCTGAACCGTGATGCGCTGGCGTCCCGTGCTGTACAGGGCAGTGTTAAACCCCAGGACTAGCACATTGCTGAAGTACGTACCGTCCCCAGCCACGGTGATAGCAGTCCCCGCGAATGCTGCAACCGCCGCCGTGGCTGCGCCCGCTGATGCAAACGGAAGCTGACCCACCAGAGTCTTGTTCAAGACTTGCATTCCGATCATGCCGGAAGCATCCGCAAACGAAAGAGTGGCGGCGCTGTTCAGGACAATCTGGCTGTTCGCGGAGTCATAAGAGGAAGTCCCGCGCGCAACCTCCGGGGTTTCCTGCGAGCCCCGGATGGTCACATTCTTGGGAATGTTCAGCGTTGACGAGATGTAATAGCGCCGGGGAGCTTTGACCACCCCACCGCTGGAAAGGGAATTGACGGCGAGTTGGAACGCAGCGGTGTCGTCTGCCACCCCATCGCCCACAGCGCCGAAGTCATGCACGCTAACCTGCTCGCGCATCTTGTCCTGGAACGTACGCGAAACTGCCCCAGTACCGTTCTGAATGAACGTGCCAAGCGCACCTGTAGCGCCTGCTGTGATCTGCTCAACGATGTCCCGCGCGGCCCCTAGCGTTGCAGCGTCAGTTTCATTCTGCGGGTAGCCAAGGTTGACAATCCTTCGCCCCAGCGCGTTGAAGACGCCGCCTGACATGATGCCCAGGGCGAGGTCCGAAGCATCCAGTTGCTCCTGGTAGACGTACAGGAGCTGAGCCACCTGAAGGTTCAGGTCAGCTTCAGTAAGCGTTGAGCCATCGCTAAACGTAACGTCAGCATCGGCAGCAGGGGTGTTGCGCCGGATGTCAACGTTGAGCGAGCCAGCAGGCGCATTGATACTCAGGCTGGCTGAGCTAGTCCATGAGTATGTGGACGGGTCTTGAAGTACATCGTTGACCCGCACCTCAACATGACTCGCATCTAGGTACGGGAACGGGACAGCATAGGGCGAAGCAGCGCCCGTGCCGCTATATACAGCGCGTGAATACATGGGACCTCTAGGGGAGATGATAGGGCATCACGAGCGGATGCCGGGAGGGTCTACTAGGCGCGCGGCTTAATGAGCCAACGGGCAAACTGGGGGTTGTCTTGGAGGACTCCAACGAGCCCTGAAGCGGTGGCCAGAACGAACTTCTCTTCGGTGGCTTCTGGAAGCTGGACGCCCATCCCATGCAGGATGGCGTGGAGGACTTCATGAAGTACTGTGTCTACCTCTTCACCATCCGGAAGACCATCGCGTACTTCAATGCGTTGGTCCCCCTTATGGCAAAGGCCGTAGACATCGGGGAGCTGCTCTGTCGGGAGATACTTGATGTCGTATCGTTTCCCCAGCACGCGGATGCGCCGGGGTCTTACTGCCTTACCTTCCGCCATCTTTTAGTTCTGTGGGCGGGGCTTGAACTTCGGGAAGTTGCTGCTAATCATGTCGTTCACGTTACGCATCCCGAACATGTTTCCACCTGGGATGGAGTACAGGGCATCACGCATGTCCTTCTGGGTGATGGTGTTGGTGCTGAACGGATTCGCCACCGTGCCCAGTACTTGACCAGCAGACATCATCCGCATTGCCTGAGTCATCGTGGGGGTGATGAACAGGTTACGATTGTCCGTGTTAGCGGTGCCGTTAGTGAACAACGTTTGACCACCGCTGATGGGGTTGTACACAGTCTCCATCAGGTTAGGCATGAGGCCCAGAACAGGCATCCGGGGGATTGCTCCCCAGGCGATTGCTGCGGGTGACAGCTTATCCTTCAGCTTCTGCGGGTCATGTGCGTAGTTGATGGACTGCTGCATCGAGTACTCCAGCGCAGCGCCTACGAACGAGTACGCCCATTGAACGAACGTGGTTGCATCACGGTAGTGCAGGCTCTTCAGAAACTGCTTCGCGTGTCCAGCCAGCACGAAGGTCTTCAGCTCCGTGAAGATTTTCCCTACGGTGGTGTGCATGAACGGGATGGACTCACCCACGTCATGGTCCTGGATGGCATCACGAACCTCACGGGACAGCAGCAGTTGGAACTTGCTGTATGTCTCCGGGTTGTTCCTGCTCCAGTCCTCCCAGTTGACCGTCTGAGCCGCTCCGGTCTTCTGGTCCATCGTTGTGTACTTCTTCAGGGCGTCGTGGACATCCGGCTGGTCATCATAGGAGACCCCTTGGTGAACCATGCGCTCCCGCTGCTTCTCCGACATCTTGACCCGCTCAGTGGCGAAGTCCAGATGCTTTTGGACCATCATGCGGCCAGTCAGGTTGCGGGATGCTGAAGTGACGTGAGAGTTGCCTGAGAAGTGGTCAACGATGTGCGAGAGCGTGTTACCAGCGTTCTCGTATCGCGTCAGCCCCCGGTCATAGGTGTAGTCCGTAATCTCGTGCTGCCGGGAGTACGAAGACACATGCTCACGGCCAAAGCCGGTAATCATCTCGATGTCACGAGCGAGCCCTAGCGTTGGCTGGTGGCCACTGCGGAAGCTGCGGAGGATGCCCATGAAGGTCGGCATGTGAAGGCGCATGGCGCGCATGGATGACAGCGCGATAGCGTTCTTCATCTCCAGCGAAGCCATCAGGCCAAGCTGACCCAGCATCGTGGAACGCGTCACAGCCCGCGAAGCGGTCAGGAAGCGGTCAGCACGGTTGAAGCTCTGGGTGGACATCGGACGGCCCGTGATGTGGTCGTATAGGTCCTGAGCGAACTGCTTGTTGCGGTTGAACTTCTCCGCGCTCTGGCTCATAGAAGCGTTCTCTTCGTGGTACTTCTCAGCCGCTCGCATGTGTTGCATGAACTCCGCACGGGACCGAATGCCAACCTCAGCAAGCGCCAGGTGACCACCCATCGAGTTCAGATAGCGGTCCACCAGAATCCGCGAGTCGTTCTCAAAGAGGTCTGAGAGCTTGAACGTGGAGCCATCAGGCATGCGCTCCATGTGGTTCTCATCCAGAGCGAAGCGGTACTTCAGGGCGGGGGCCTGGCCAGCGTCACCCGCATTGCCAGTCTTGCGGTCAAACATCAGGTCCACCAAGGAATTAACTTCGTGGTCCGAGAGGCCCGCCTTGCCCAGCTCATCGCGGAGCGTAACGAGGTCCTTGGAGTACAGATGAATGTCCTGCATGGCGTGGCTGAACTCCAGCTTCATCACCGCATCCATGAAGCTCTTCGCCTTGGCGATGTCCCCTGTGAGACCGGGAACCTGGATAGCGTTGGCCACGGCCTGGTACAGGTCATTGCCATACTTGGCGAATGCCTGGCGGATGTTGTCCTGCCTCCACTGGCGATTCACGTACTGGGGATTGTCAGGCAGGTTATCCGCGCCCTCTACGCCAGCCTTCTCCAGCCGGTTGCGCATCTCTGCGTAGAACTCGGTCTGAGCCTTAGCGGCCTTCTGGAGGTGCTGGGCGATGTCTGGGTTGGCCTTGAGAACATCAGTGTCACCACGCGCCACACGAGAGACATCCGCGTAGAACTGGCGGTGAAACTGAATGGCCTTGTTCAGGGGCAGCTTGCGGGTCTTGATGGCTTCGTCATATGCGTGGCGAGCCTCCATGTGGAACTGACCGCCCAGCTCACGTCGATACTGCGACTTCAGCTCAGATGCAGACCAGCCCTGCGCTTCGTGCGGGTCGATGCCGATAGCATCCTTGACCAGCTTGAACCCCAGGAACTGGAGGTGCGGGTTCTCCGATTGGTTGAGGTGGGTGAAGAAGTCCCAGCGAGTGGGAATCTTCTTCCACTTCGCCATCGCCGTGGACTGCTCCCACAGGCCCTGCACAGGGGCAACCTGAGCTGCACCGATAGAGCCACCCAGGAAACCTTCAGCGGGCTTCGGCTCAGTACGTCCAGGGGAAAGCTCGTGGAGGTCCGCACGGTTGACTTGCGTGGTCTCTCCGGTTTGCGGATGCTCCACGGTGAGGTCCCCGGTCTTCGGGTTCTCATCGACCACGCGACCCTCATTCATGCCCGTGCCGTCATCCCACCAGACATGCTCATGGTGCAGGGCCGGAAGCTCTTCACCGTTCGCATGCTCACCAGCCCATGGGGCATCCAGACTCCCAGCCCCTCCAGAGCCTTCTACAGGCTTCGCAGTGACTTCCTCAGGCTTCTTGCCGAGTGCCTTAGCGAAGGCCTGCTGCATGGCCGTAGGGGCTTCGTCAGGGCCATTCACGCGCGCCAGCACATCAGATACGCGTTGATCTTCCGTGGCCTGAGCGATGTGGCTATCTGACTGGATGCCCTGTAGCTGCTTCTCCTTCAGTGCTGCCTGCTCTGCGTCATACTGCGCGAACGCATCCTGATACTTCTTGCGCTGTACGTCATCGAACTTGGGGCCGGTAGCCTCAGGGGACTGCTCAGCCATCCCAGCGTCAACCTTGGCCGCATCCGGGAGCTTCTCAAGGTACGTGTGCAGGTTCGCATGTTCCTGAGGGGTCAGCTCCTGGCCACCTTGGAGCTTCGCAAGGGAGTCGATAGCGGCATTCTCCATGCCAGCGCTCTTCTGCAAGCGGAGCTGCTCACGCGCGTGGAGGCCAACAAACGGGGCGGCAAAGGCCATCGACATCACGCCAGCCTTCAGGACCCCCATCGTGTCGTCTTCGAAGTTGTACTGTTGTCGGAGCTTCTCCGTGCCCAGTCCTAAGCCCCCAGCAGTCATCATCCCGGTAGCGATGGGACGCATGCGGGAGGCTTCCTGTGCAGCCTGAGCCGCGACGTTGACTCCTTCGGCTACTCGTGATGCCTGAGCGACTCCCTTAGCGATGAGCGAGGTGCCACCTGAGGCTGCCATAGCGGCCAGGTTGATTGGGTCCACCAAGCCGAAGGCCATGCCCGCAGCGAAGCGGCCAACGTTGCCAGCCGTGCCGAGGTCTCCGAGGTTCTCCAGGTCCTTCTGCTTCTGAAGGATGCTCTGCTTCATCCATGCAGCTTGACCAGCGGAAGTGGCCTGAGCGAACTGCCCTTGAAACTCAGGCCATACACCTTCAGTCAGGTCCTTGTTTGTTGCTTCGTCATACGGGTTGTATGTCGGGTCAGGCTGAAGTTGGTTTCCTGCCCAGTGGTCAATGGCCCCCGGAATCCAGGAGTCTTGTCGCCACATAGAGCCCAGGTAATCCAGCTTGGACATCCCTGCTTCCCGTGCCTGCTTCGCCTGGAGCTGCGAATACTGGTCAACGGGATAGGGAGTCTGCTGGACCACAGGGGCTGGGCTTGGGCTCGCCTGCTGGTCCGCCCGTACTGCTGCTACTGCGCTGTCAATCGTGGTCGTGTCGGCCATGTGCGGAAATTAGTTAGATGTCCGCGCAGCCTCCTTGATGCCTTGAAGGAATGCGATAGGACCGTTAATCATGAGAGAGCGGAGATTGTTACGGCGGGAGTCCTCAATGCGATTCCCATCCTTACCCGCATAGGTCACCTTGAGGGCATCGTTAAACGCCGGGATGTCCTTACGAGCGAGAGCGCCGATAGCCTTATGGAACTGGCTAACGTCACCCACTTGGTACGCAACGTCTGTGAGGGCCGCGCGCTGGTTCTGGTTAATCATTCCCCAGAGGCCAGGGCTCGCAGCTTCCACAGCCTGCTTGGCCCTGTCGGTGTAGCGCGGAAGGGAAACCTCAAGGAGCCGTGCTGCCTGCTCCTGGGTAATCTGAACGGTGCCGTTCTTGATTCCGTCAATGGACGTAGCGGGAATCCCAGCTCGCCGGAAGTCTTCCCCGATGGTTGCTGAGTTGGCGTTCAGGTTGTAGCCGTAGCCGATGTTGTTGCCAGCCTTCGGGTTCGGGTCAGGGGTTGCCTTGAGGACCAGCCCCTCGCCCATCGCGGTGAGAGCCGCTGCGTAGTTCCCGGAGCCCAGGAAGTTGCCCGCCTGGTTCGCCTGAATCTTCGAGCCCTGCCCCGTGAGGCGGGAGCCTGATAGACCCGCAAAGCTAGCGGGAGCCGTGGGGAAGTTGAATACGTTGTCCATAGCCCCGTTGAAGGCACTCTCGCGGACCTTAGCGATTTGCCCCTGGGTCGTATCGTTGAGCTGGCGGAGGTTCCTGGCCAAGGCCAGGAGCTGGGCGTTATCAATCAGGTCCTGCGTGGTTGCTGAGCCGGAGTTCAGCTTGGACTGGAGGCCAGCCATTGCGGTGCGCTCATCGCTGCTCAGGACCTTCGTGCTGGCGTTCTGCTGAATGATCTGGTCAAACGTCACGTCAGCCAGCTTGTGGACCGGAGCGCCGTTGATGAATGCTGCCAGCGTGTACTTGCCATCCTTGCCGTAGATGAGGCCAGGGTTTGCATCCTCACCGTACTGCTCACGCGCCTTCTCCAGGTAGCTCTTCATAGCCTCCGCAGTCTGGTCGCTAGCCTGGTTCGGGGGAACCTGGAGGTCCACCTTGTTCACAGGGTCGTAGACGAAGTTCGTCTTCACCTGATTCTGAATCCAGTCCTTTGCCTGACTATCGGATGCCGTGGGGTTCCGCGTGTAGAACTCCCGGAGCTGGAGCTGAGCCCACGTAGATGTGGCCTGCTCGTTCTGCGGAGTGCCTCCGAAGATTCGACCAACTACCGGAATCTTCTGATACCAGTCCGTGGTTAGCCCAGACACCTGCTTGGTGACGTTGGCCTTCCACTCAGGATTGCTGGTCAGCTCCTTGGCAAACTTCTGAGCCTCTGGAGTTGCCGACTTGTACGCAGTGGCGTAAGCCGTGTTGTCATCTACGCCAGCCGAGCGGTCCTTGCTGTAGGAGCCAAAGAGGGCCGCAGCCTTCTCATCGAAATAGAGTGAGCGAAGTTGGTCAGGTAGACCAGCATAAAGCGCTGCCGCCAGCTTAAACTGACTCGAAGGC